GTGAGAAGAAAAAATGGGTAAATATAAAACCGCACCCGGATATACAGTTGTAAGAGACACAACAGAGCAACAGGGTTACTTCTTCAAGAAGTTCAATACCTGTCAAGGCACTGTACAAAGGAAGCTAGACACAGGCGATTACTCTATTTTAGGCATGGAGGACAAGGTTTGCATAGAAAGAAAAGCCAGTGTATCAGAAATCGCTCTAAATCTAGGCAAAGGTAAATACGCTTTCTATAACGAAGTAGAAAGAATGAGAGACTATGAACACAAGTTTATAGTTTGTGAGTTTTCTATGGAAGATGTAATGAAATTCCCAGAAGGAGCAAAGATACCAAAAGAGCTTAAAGGCAAAGTAAAAATAACCGGAAAGTATATATTAAGATGCTTAATGGAGTTTGCAGTATTTAATGATGTTCATGTTGTCTTCGCTGGTAGCGAAAGAGGAGCATTTGATTTAATCAGCAGTTTATTAAAAAGGATTAATGAAAAATACACGATAGGTCGTAAATCATGAATACCAGAGATAGTGTTGGAGAAATCCACTCTTACAATCTAGATGTAAAAAATAGAGAGATCTATATCAATGAGTTTGATGACTCAGGGGAGACTGGCGGTGTAGACCACAGAATGCTCCAGAACTTTATAAAAAATATAAATATACTAAAGAATTTAAGTCGAGATCCTATAACTATACATATGCAAACAGTTGGCGGCTGCTGGTATTCTGGAATGGGGATATACGATGCAATCAAAAGCTGCAAATGCAAGACTACTTTTATTGGCTACGGCCAGCTATGTTCTATGGGTACGGTAATAATACAAGCCGCAACGAGACGCTTAATAACTGATAACTCTGCTTTCATGGTTCATTGGGGTACTAGTGAAATAAGCGGATACTATCTTAGCTCACAAAATCTTGCTGACTTTGAGAAATACACGGCGCAACAAATGGTAGACATATATGCAGAAAGATGTCAAAAAACCGGCGATTATTTTAAAGAACGTGAAAACAACTTATCTAAAACCAAAGCATACATAAAAAGAAAATTAGGAGGCGGCGATTGGTATATGACAGCAGATGAGGCTGTCTACTATGGATTTGTCGATGGAATTTATAAATGAACAAACTTAAAAAAATAGACGAAGCTTGGCTAAAAATAGATGTAGACGAAAAAGATCTATTCAATCCCACATCTGTTTTGAATTCATCGGATGATGACTTCCATCTAAAGCTAACTTGGCTTATGACAAGACCAGAATACTTCTCTTTTCTTGTAAAACAAATATTTAACATACAATTGTTACCATCACAGGCACTTATATTGTATGAGTTGTGGAATAGAAAGTTTCCCATGCTCATAGCTAGTCGCGGTTTTGGTAAATCTTTTATGCTATCTCTTTATTGTATGCTAAGAGCGCTTATACTTCCGGGTAGAAAGGTAGTGGTCGTAGGTGCTGCCTTTAGACAGTCTAAAGTTCTGTTTGAGTATATGGAAACTATCTGGAACAATTCTCCAATCCTAAGAGATATATGCGATGGAAATTCTGGCCCTAGACGTGATGTTGATCGCTGCGTTATGCGTATTAATGATTCCCGTGTTACTTGTCTACCACTTGGGGACGGACAAAAAATTCGTGGACAGCGTGCTAACGATATTATTTCTGATGAGTTTGCCAGTATACCTCGCGATATTTTTGAGACTGTGGTGGCTGGTTTCGCCGCTGTTTCGTCTGACCCTATTGAAAATGTTAAACGGCTAGCAGCAGAAAAAAAAGCGAAAGAACTAGGTGTAGAAATACAAGATAAAGACGAGAATAAATTAGAGGACAAAGATAATCAAATCATACTCTCGGGTACGGCCTACTATGACTTTAATCATTTTGCCACGTACTGGAAAAGGTGGAAGTCTATAATCAAAAGCCAAGGAGACCCAACAAAACTCAGAGAAGTCTTTGGCGGCGAAGATGTTCCAGATAATTTTGACTGGAAAGAATACTCTATAATGAGAATACCGTATGAATTATTGCCAGAAGGCTTTATGGATGCCTCACAGGTCGCCAGATCTAAAGCAACCGTTCATGCTGGTATTTATCAGATGGAGTTTGGTGCAGTGTTTACGCGCGATTCAGAGGGCTTTTTCAAGAGATCCTTGATAGAATCTTGCGTAGTGGATGATAAAGAGCCAACAAAAGACTCTAAGGGTAACGAAATTGTCTTTGAGGCAAAACTAATGGGTGATCCAAATAAGAAATATGTCTTTGGTGTTGACCCTGCATCTGAGGTTGACAACTTCAGTATAATTGTTCTAGAATTAAACGAGGACCATAGGCGAATTGTTCATTGTTGGACCACAACTAGATCAGAGCATAAAGAAAAAGTAAAGAAAGGATATTCTACGGAGACAGACTTTTATTCATACTGTGCTAGGAAAATACGCGATCTTATGAAATTGTTCCCATGTATACATATAGCTATGGATGCTCAGGGCGGTGGCATTGCGGTTATGGAGTCTTTACACGACAAAGATAAACTACAAGACGGAGAAATAGAAATATGGCCCGTTATAGATGAAGATAAGCCTAAAGACACAGATGACCAAAGAGGATTACATATATTAGAAATGTGTCAGTTCGCTAAGTATGACTGGCTGGCAGAAGCAAACCACGGTCTAAGAAAAGATCTAGAAGACAAAGTTATACTGTTTCCTAGATTCGACTCAGTGACCGTTGGTATGTCCAACGTAGAAGATGGAATGAAAGGCAGAATGTATGACACATTAGAAGAATGCGTAATGGACATCGAGGAGCTTAAAGACGAACTATCTATGATTCAAATGACCCAGACATCAAACGGTAGAGACAGATGGGATACGCCAGAGATAGTTGTAGCTGCTGGCAAGAAAAGCAAGATGAGAAAAGATAGGTATTCATCTTTAATTATGGCTAATATGGCGGCTAGAAGAATAGCAAGAGCGCCAACCCCAGAACAATATCAATTCTTTGGTGGCTTTGCGTCAACGTTGCCAACAGATTCAAAACAAAAAAATAAAGGAAATATGTATTCTGGCCCCAATTGGTTCACAGATAATATGAAAGATATTTACTAATCTGTGTATAATACAATAACAATTGAAATGCATTCCAATTACTTACAGAAGGGTCAAAATGGCTGACGATAAAAATCTAATCACTTGGAACGACGAGTCTTCTAAAACCACTGCTATGCAGCAGCACTCAGAATCTATAAATGAATACGCAGGTGTAACCAAAGCTAGCCACTATAGAGATTTTAAAGACATTGAATCCAACAGGTCTGTAAGGCCCGGATTTACAAGCCAAGATTATCATGCGTTTAGACCAGACGAAAAAGTTCCGCACAAGCAAAAGCGGATCATTAAGATGTGCATGGATGCATATGATAAAGTTGGAATCATAAGAAATGTTATTGATCTTATGGGTGACTTCACTTGTCAAGGTATTAACATTGTTCACGAAAATAAAAGCGTAGAAAAATTCTACCAGCAATGGTTTAAAAAATGCGCTGGAAAAGAAAGGTCTGAAAGATTTGCAAACTTACTTTATAGATCTGGTCAAGTTATAGCTTATCGTAGTTATGCTAATATAACACCAGATATTGCAAAGTACATTAAATCTATGGGCAAAGACATAACTGTAGAAGTACCACAGTTTGAGCGAGGTCAAATACCTTGGAGGTATAATTACTTCAATCCTCTATCTGTTGACATGAAAGACAGTCAGCTAAATCTATTCTTAGGTAGAAATAGATTTGAAATAAGAACACATTCTATACTTGATAACTTTAAAGACGGCTCTATCCCATCGCATGTTATAGACACACTACCTCCAGAGCTAAAGCAGAAAATCAAAGAAGGTGTTAGAAAGGTAGAGTTAGACCCAGAAAGAGTTTCTGTATTCTACTACAAAAAAGACGATTGGACAAACTGGGCAAACCCCTTGATCTATGCAATCCTTGACGATATAATTATGTTAGAGAAGATGAGACTTGCCGATCTTTCAGCGCTTGATGGCGCTATTTCTAATATTAGATTGTGGACACTTGGTAACTTAGATCATAAAATCTTGCCCAACAAAGCTGCTATCAACAAACTTAGAGATATCCTTGCCAGCAATGTCGGTGGAGGCACTATGGAGCTAGTTTGGGGTCCAGAGCTTACTTACACTGAATCTAATAGTCAGGTGTACAAGTTTTTAGGCTCAGAGAAATACAATTCTGTTTTAAATAGTATTTATGCTGGACTTGGCGTTCCTCCTACCCTAACAGGAATGGCCGGAAACGGTGGTGGATTTACAAATAACTTTATATCACTTAAAACACTGGTAGAGCGCCTACAGTACGGTAGAGATCAACTAACAAAGTTCTGGGAGCAAGAGTGTGAAATAGTTAGAAAAGCTATGGGCTTTAGAAAATCTCCACACATTGTATATGACCAGATGAGCCTATCTGATGAGTCTACAGAGAAAAATCTTCTTATTCAACTTGCAGATCGTGATATAATTTCTCACGAAACAGTTCTTGAAAGATTCAAAGAAATTCCCGGTGTTGAAAAAATGAGGCTACGCAGAGAGGATAAAGCCAGAGATTCAGAAACCTTGCCAGAAAAAGCCGGTCCTTTCCACCCTCCCCCAAAACCTCAAGAAATGCAGGAAGAAGAAGCCAAGCTTGATCAAATAGAAAAAACTACTGATTCTCGACCTGATGGTGGTAGACCATTATTTAAGAAAGACGAAGAACCTAGAAAGAAAAGAGTTGACACCCCAAAATCCAAACCCGGAGTTGCTGAATTTTTAGTTTGGACCAATAATACATTTGATAAAATATCAGCCACTTTAAACAGCGCTTATTTAGGAATTCATAAAAAGAAAAACATGAGAGGTCTAACAAAATCTCAGGTAAGAGAGCTTGAAAGACTTAAATTACATGTTCTTTTAAATACAACTGCTATGTCAGATATATCTGAAGATGACATCTGTAAGACAGTTGCTTCTAACAAGAGAATGCCCCAAGATTTCTCCGATATTCTAAACTCTGGTAAAATTAATCCAGAAAATATGAATATAGAGGATTACAAAAGACACGCTATTTCTGCATTTGTAGAGTACTTTTTAGGTAGATAATTCTCATAATTAAATAAAAAAAATTTTTTCGTGTATAATTCTTAGAGGTGATACATGACAATAAAAATATTCCAAAACGAAATTAACGATGGCATTGGCGAACTTGTTAAAAGTACCGCCAGTGTTGCGTATTGTTCTGAAGCAGCTATTCAAAAAGATATCCCTGAAGAAATAGTCGCAAAGGCAATTGCTGAAAACAAAGATCAAATAGACCTATATTATTTAGAGTCTGTTTTAGTTTCTTGTGGTTGGAACAAAAACGACGACGTATTCATGCCAGAGGCAACTTGGGCAGCAAGGAATACCCCGGAAGATAAACAATTCAATTTTATGCACGATGAGAGTGACATCATCGGACATATTACCGGTAGCTATGTGCTATCAAAAGACGGCAAGGCGGTTTCCGATGATTCCCCTATGCCGGAAGACTTTGATATAATCACTCAAGCCGTTCTTTATAATAGCTGGACAAAAAGCGAAAATAAAGAAAGGATGGAGCAGATTATTGCAGAAATCGAAGAAGGCAAGTGGTACGTTTCTATGGAATGTCTATTTGCTGGATTTGACTATGCTTTGTCAAATGAAGATGGAGCTAAGAAAGTTTTGGCTAGAGATGAAGAATCTTCATTCTTAACAAAACATCTTAGAGTATATGGCGGAACCGGAGAGTATGAAGGATATAAAGTGGGTAGAGCCTTAAAGAATATTTCTTTTTCCGGCAAGGGTTTGGTGTCCAAGCCTGCTAACCCACGTAGTGTTATTCTTAAAAGTGTTGCATTTACTGTAGATAACGATTTTAGTCTTGACATAGGAGATTTAAAAATGTCTGAGAATCTTTTAGAGAAGCAGCTGGCTGACGTTCAGGCTCAACTTGCTTCAGCTAAAGCAGAAAACGAAGCTATTAAAGCTCAAATCGAAGAAGCAAAAGATAAAGAGTTTGCTTCCAAGGTAGAAGCTTTTGAAGCTACCGTAGACGAGAAAGATGCAAGTATTGCTGAACTTGAAGAAAGTGTCAAAAGCACACAAGCTAAAGTTGCTGAACTTCAAGACGCTCTTGCTAAATCTCAAGAAGATCTTGCAGTCGCCATGAAAGAAATGGACGACATGAAGAAAAAAGAGAAGATGGAAAAGAGAAAGGCTTCACTTACTGACGCCGGTCTCACCGAAGAAGAGGTTGAAGAGTCTCTTGCTAATTTCGACGCTCTTGAGGACGAAGCTTTCCAAGCTATTGTCGCACTCATGAAGGAGAAAGACGACAAGAAGAAAGAAGCTGAAGCAGCAATGCCTCCAGCGCTTAAAGAAGCTCTTGAAAAGAAGAAAAAGGATAAAGAAGCAGAAGCCAAGCCAGCACCACCGGCTCCTCCAAAGAAGCCAATGGCTGAAGAGGCAGAAGCTGACGTAACACCTGAACTTCTTGAAGATGTAGAAACTTCTGAAGCAACTTTGGTAGAAGCTACCCCAGAGGTAGACGAAGTAGAATCAACAAGAGCTAGTATTTCTAACTGGCTTGAAAACAACGTTCTCAACAAAAAATCGTAATTATAGGAGATTAAACTATGGCTCTTAAAGCAGATAGATACGAAGAATCAACCGATATCAGCTTTTTCTACAATGCTGGTACGGCTACTCGCGGTGGAGTAGTTGTTCTTGCTCAAGAAAGCGCTTCTGGTGCTGCTCTTGACCAAGGTGGTAACTTGGTTGCATACCAAGCCGCTGCTACTTCCGATACCCCAGTTGGAATCCTTCTTAATGATGTTGTTAACAAGGATCTTACAAGAACTCACCTTAACCAGTATAAGGATGAAGTTCAGAAAGGTGGCAAAGTCACCGTCCTTACTCGCGGTTGGGTTGTAACTAGCAATGTCGAAGGAACTCCCGGTCCCGGAGATGTCGCATACGCATCCAACAGCAGCGCTGGAGCAATTAGCAATTATGCTAGTGACGCAACCGGCTCTGGAAACTTGGCTATTGGCCGTTGGGCTTCATCGAAAGATGCTGACGGTTATGCTAAAGTTTACGTAAACCTTCCTAACCACGGCGCTAACTAATTCTATCAAAAGGAGATAAATACAATGTCATATAAAGAAAGACCTAGCGAAGAATTTCTTAGCGTTCTTCGTCAATCCGGCGATGGAAATCTTGAGACAGCTATGGCTGCTCAACGAGAATTCGCCGTAGCACTCGAAACCCCACTGCGTAAGGGTGTTTTGGTTGGAAATATTCTTGGTAATATTTTCGAGAAAATCAATGTAGAACCCGGTGGAAGCACCGAGTATCCATTGGATCTTATCAGCCCCGGACTTGAGGGTGAGCATGTTGCTTACACCAATCCCGGTCACGGTCGCATTCCTGAGCGTGCGGTCGAGAGCGATTACGTCATGATTCCAACCTACAGCATCACAAGCAGCATCGACTTCTTGTTGCGATATGCTCGCGAAGCTCGTTGGGATATTGTCGGTCGCGCCATGCAAGTCATGGAAGCCGGTTTCACCAAGAAAATGAACGACGACGGATGGCACACCATTCTTGCTGCTGGTGTTGATCGTAACATCTTGGTTTATGACGGTGACGCAACTGCTGGTATGTTCTCCAAGAGACTTGTCAGTTTGCTTCAAACTGTTATGCGCCGTAATGCTGGTGGCAACACCGGTTCAGCTAATCGTGGTCGTTTGACCGACCTTTACGTTTCTCCAGAAGCACTTGAAGACGTGCGAAACTGGGGATTCGATCAGGTTTCTGACGCTGTTAGAACTGCGATCTACAACGCTGGTGGAGATGGCGCTCCTATCACCAACATTTTTGGTGTATCACTTCACGATCTTGATGAGCTTGGCGAAGGTCAAGAGTACCAAGATTTCTTCACGACTGGTCTTGGCGGATCTGTTCAGGGTAATGACCTTGAATTGGTTGTCGGCTTGGATCAAAGCGCTAACGACAGCTTCGTAATGCCAATGAAGCAAGAGATCTCGGTTCACGAAGATCCAACCATGCATCGTCAGCAGCGCGCTGGCTGGTATGGCTTTGCTGAACTTGGATTCGGTGTCCTTGACAACCGTAGAGTTATCCTCGGCAGCTTCTAATATTCATTATTAGTTATATATTATTCTAGAAAGGTGGTTCAATTGGGCCACCTTTCTTTTTATATACTATCTGCCTAGAAATGTGTATAATACTACATACATGTATAACTAGGATTTATTCAAGGAGTCTAAAATGGCTAATATGTCAGATTTTCTAGAGTCTGGTTTGCTAAACCATGTCTTTAGAGGTCATAATTTCTTAAAACCGCAGGGAATGGCAATTGCTTTAACAAGCGGTGTGCCAGTTGAATCTGGTTCTGCAAAAAATCTTATCACAGGTAGTTTTCTTATGGAGCTACCAAAAGATGAAGGTTCCACCGATACAGGCTATCGTAGAGTTGATTTAGGAGATCCCTCAACAAACGGTAATGCCACTTGGAAGTTTTCAACGGACGAAGAATTTGCAGCTGGTAGCGGATTTGTTAAAAACTGCAATACTATATATTTTGGAACCGCGCTAACAGAGTGGGGTTGGGTTTCTGGTATTGCTATTTGTAGCTCTGGAGTTTGGGGATCTGGAGATCTTCTAATGCAGTCAGAGTTAGATAATCCTAGATACGTATTTAAAGGAGATTCTTTAAAATTTGATGCCGGTCAATTAAGAATTCAATTTAAATAGGGTATAACAAATGGCAGAGCAGACTAGGCTAGAATTTAATGGATTTTTAGCATCAACCTTGCCGGATAATTCAACAAGAGAAATATCGGCAGCCGACCTACGACAAACGTTTATCAATTTAGCAGACTCTATATATTTATTTAACAACGATATAGATATATCTGCACAGAATTTTTCTGAATTATCAACTAGATCTATAAGAATAGGGTCGCTTGCTTTAGCTAGAAACAGCGTAAACTCTTTTTCTTCTGTTGACAATACTGCCGTTGGTCATTCTTCTCTACAGTTGAGTTTTACGGGTCAAAGAAATACTGCTTTAGGCTCTAGCTCTGCTTCTTGCGTCAGCCTTGGGTTTGATAATGTTGCCGTAGGTGTAAACTCTCTTGGTAGTACAAGCACCGGTTCTGGAAATCTAGGGCTTGGTAATTTCTCTTTAATGGGAAATAAAAACGGTAACTTTAATATAGCAATCGGTCACGGCGCTGGATATGTTGCCCCTACTGATGGCGAATTTAAATTTTATCTAGGTGTATATCCTCAAGCAAGCGGGGATTGCGACGATTTGGTTGATGGTATAGATGGCCCACCTCTCCTTTACGGCGACCTAAAAAGCCTACAGCTTGCCATTGGAGCCTCTGGTTTTAGGGGTTCAGAAAAACTTGCTGTTTCTGGCGACATTTTACCTTATGAATCAGGCGGGATGTTCAGCCTTGGTTCTGGCGAGTACAGATGGAACGCACACATACAAGATCTTTATGTTAGCGGTAATATTTTTACAGGTAGTGAATCCGCTTCGTTTTATGAATACAAAATAACGGATGGCCTTTCTCCCGCTGATGTTATATCTGATGGCGAAACTGTAGCAATAAGTGGAATTAGTGGAATCCTTACTGACTATTCATCAAACATAATGAGAGTCTCTGCTGCCCCACTTAGCGGTGTTATTGACTCTCAGTTTCTTAGTCTTTCCGGTGCTGCACCAGCATTTAATGGTGTTAGCGGGCTTATATGGAACGTTAGTGGTTGGGCAGAACAGTACGCTGATTCTGTGGGCGCTGCCGCTGGTGCCTACACTCACTGGAAAGTTTCTGACGGAACAAATAACAACAACATAACCGCACCCCCAAATGCTGCCAACACTTTAATATTTGGCGGAATAAGCGGAATAGAAACAAACTACAGGAGTGACACTAATACATTAGAAATATCATCACACCCGCTCTCTGGTTTTATTGATTTTAGATTTGAACAAGTTTCTGGAAAATTAAATGATATTTCTGGAGTTAACGGGCTAATAAATGGACTCAGTGGTGTTCTTCAGCCTCAAATAACTACAAATGATTCAAGGGCTAGTGGATTAATACACGCCAGCGGCGATTACTTATTAAATTTGATATATAATAGCGGTGATAATGTACGTAAACATGCAGATCAAGTATTAGTAGACGCAAAGGCTTTTACTAATTCTGCTAGCGGCGCTTTGAGAGGAGCCATTGCCGACAGTGGGTATTTATTTAGTGGTATTCTGCAATCTCAAATTAACACAAATGATAGTAGAACTAGCGGAATCTTCAACGCTCTTTCTGGTGTAGCCCCGTCAATCTTTGGTCCTAGCGGTTTAATATATCACGTTAGCGGCGCTGCTTTTGAACATGCTAACAACATCGCTGCCGCTGCCGGTTCTTACGTATTTTGGAAATTGACAGACGGCTCTAACGAAAAAGAAATAAGACACGATAATACTGTTAGATTTGTTGGTGAAGACGGTATATCGGCAGATTACGATAGCTCTGCTAGTATATTTACAATTAGCGCTTCAGACCTTAGCGGCGTTTTAATAAACACATCTGTTTCAAACGACTCTAGGGCTAGTGGTTTAATATCTTTCACTAGCGGTGTCTTAGACAGGTTTATTGATAGCGCCAGTGGTAATTTACTAAACTATACAAAAGATGTCAGTGGTGTATTTAGAAGTGATATTAATACAATTACTGAAGATACAGTAGGGACTATTGATGTTAGAATTGCCGCAGCAGAGTCAACACTTAATACTAGGATAACCGATGAATTTACGCTTACGCGAGGTGAAAACGGCCTAAGCGGTATATTGAACAGAAAGATTCTAGCGACTAGTGGCTCGCTAGATGGGTATGTATTTGACACTAGTGGCAATCTACTATCTTATCTCAATGAGGTTAGCGGTCTTGCCTATAACCACGATTTCTTCGCTCTTAACGGTATAGTTCATAAAGTAAGCGGTGTTAATCAAAGGTATGCTAAATCACTTATTGACGACTTTAGCCAAGACTTACTTGACGGCGATACAGGAAAGTGGTTTGCTGGCGATCAAACGCTCGCAAGCACAAAGCCAATATCGTTTAACAGCACATTAAATATTATTGGTAAAGACGGTTTAACAACTTTCCTTGGTGGCAATGAAACACCCTTCTCTCTAACTGTCGATGCGGCTCCAATATCTGGATATCTTGAGGACATTGCGCTTGAGATAACCGGCGTTCAAGGTTGCTTCCAGACCAAGTTAAATGCTGTTAGTGGCTGGGCTTTTGGAACTGTAGAAGACTATGCCTACAGAAGCGGGGTTCTTGTTAGTGGTTGGGCGCATGATTCATTCTTGTACTACGACAACAGGGCTAGTGGATTATCAGACCATCTAAGTGGTATACTTAGGGCTGGAATTTCTGACAGCGGTGCATTCTTTGATAACAGAGCTAGCGGTTTAATAGATCATACGAGTGGTGTTTTAGATAGTTTTGTAGATTCAGTTAGTGGAAACCTTCAAGATCAATTTACATCAGTTTCTGGTCACGCTCCGTCTATCTTCGGGCCAAGCGGATTGATATTCAACGTTAGTGGCGCATCCTTTGAATACACAAATCAAGAAGTTCAAGCGTTAGCTTTAGCTAGTGACGCATATTCATATTGGCAAATTAGTGACGGAACTACAACGAGACAAATTAGAAGTCTTGAAGAAACTCAGTTCCTTGGTATTAGCGGCATAGAAACACAAACTAAAACTACTGGCGCTAGTGGGCTTTCCATATCCGCAAGACCAATATCTGGAGTTTTACATGGAATTATTGGCGAAAGTGGAGCAAGTATACTTAATTATGTTAACACTGACTTCTTTAATGATCTAGTCAAGCCAGAAATTAGCACTATAGCCGGAAATCTAGATGCTCCTCTTGATAGCAATGCCAGTGGATTGATTAGTTTTACAAGCGGCGTTCTTGATAGATTTGTAAAAAGCGCCAGCGGTAATTTAGACAGCTACATCGACACGGTTAGCGGCTATCTAGATGATTACATAGTGGATAACGACACAAGAGCTAGTGGGCTGATCGCAACAAACGACACAAGGGCTAGTGGTTATATACTAGCAGTTAGTGGCGCAACAATTACTTCTGCTGGTAGTGGTTTGATTAGACTTGCTGGAGGTGAATTCAATACCGCCGGAAGCGGAAACTTTGAAAGAGTATTTTTAAATCGTAATGGAACTCATGCAAGCGGTCAAATTGTAGCTGATAGTGGTAAGCACCACGATATTGTTAATAGCAGCGGTTTCTTGGTTGTACCCACTGCAAACACTTTTGATGACATCAGAGACGAAATAGACCCGATTGCGAATAGCGGAGCTATCGCTTTTGCTGGTGGTCACATGAGAGTTTCCGATGGAGTTAGCTGGCACAGACCTCCAGTTATAGAAGGGTTTATGACAGAAGATCTAGATCCTCCAACTGATTACCTTAACCCAACAAGCGGTAAAATTTTAACTAGGGATGAAAATTTCTTAACATCAGATACTTACTGGGTTACAAACAGAGACCACACGTTTGCTGCTAGTGGCGGATACTTCTTGATGGCTATGTTGGTTAATAACGAATACAGGCCAGTTTGGAGTACTTGCTCCGGTTGTCCTTCGTGCGAATAGGAGTTTATAATGGGAAGATCTGGTGGATGTTGCCTTGGAGCGAATTGTACTGCGCCTCCGTGTCCTAGCGGTAATTGCTGCTTTGTAGAAAAAAATGATTCGATAAATATATTCAATCAATTTTCTTTAGCTATAAACCATCACCTAGATTATTACAACTGCGAGGATGACGTTACTGAAAATTGTTGTTTATCAAAACAATATTCATTATTTAATGAAGGCGTTAAATGCGGAGATATTCGATCTTGTGACTCTACCTCCATAGCTATTCCTTCTGTTTACAATACAGACAAAGCTTTTGCTCTTCTAAAACACAATGGATCAGTTGTTGCTTGGGGTGATTCTGCAACTGGTGGATCTGTACCCAGCGACCTCTCTAACGTAGTTGAGATATTTTCTAACCCCGTTGCTTTTGTAGCTTTGAAAAAAGACGGAACCGCTGTACCTTGGGGCGATTCTTCTAAAGGTGGCTCGTTTTTACCAACCCTTACGCCGGGAGAAGATCCTGACACCTTAGACAATATAAAGTCTGTAACAGGTTCAGCTGGAGCTTTCGTCGCAATAAAAACAGATGGCACAGTTATTGCTTGGGGTGATGCTGCCTATGGAGGAGTGATACCATCCAGTATCAAAAACTTGCTTGTTGACATAGTAGAAGTAGTTTCTACTGACAGATACTTTGCCGCCAGAAACACGGACGGAGAAATATTTATATGGGGAAATGGAGCAAAAGCTTATGATAAACGAGATACCGATAAGAGTGGCTCAGTAACAGTGTTAGATGCTTTAAAGATCATAAACTTTATGGATAGATATGGCGATGGCGTTCCCGGTGGGTTAACCTTGGAAGAATTTGAACAGTGGGCAGAAGAAAATCCCACCGTTGCGACTAGTATTTACTCCTCGAAATTTGATGTTAACAGAAGCGGAACTGTTACAGCACTTGATGCACTACTTGTTATAAACGGTATGGCTGTTATAGGTGGACCTTCATACGACTCTGGTTTTTCAAACGTTAAAAAAATATATTCAAATAAACACGCATTTGCTTTTCTCCTAAACGACGGAAAGGTTTTTGTTTGGGGAGATGATATAAAGGGTGGGAACACTGGAGGTAATCACCCCTCACTGGTAAACATTAAAGAAATATATAACACCGACCAAGCTTTCTTGGCGCACAGACAAGATAATAAAATAATAGTTTGGGGCGATATAGACACTGCTGCCGGTCCTGCTTCTGATTTTTACAGCGAGGTTTTAGATGTTTTCCCCTCTAGATATGCCTTCGGCTTATCTTTCATAAAAATAACTGAAGAAGGTTCTAACGATGTTCTAACACATAAGTTCGATGTTCTTGGTTCAATTGTTCCTACTAAGGAGAATATTATAGCAAGAAGACGTACAAATTATGGAGCGCCGTGGAATCAGTTTAATAATATTACAATCGGTGAGATAGATATAAATTCTTACACCGTTGCTTCTTATGAGGGTCCATATAATTTTAAGTCATCACTTCTTGATGTTGATAACAATACTGTAACCTTTAAAAGAGATTTTTATGCCGGATATTATGCGTTTCACTTTGTCACCTCGACACTAGATGACGATACAAGTGAAAATGTAGACACTTTGGGTCGATATGAAAAAGATACTATATACTTTTACAGCATAGGGCAAACACCCGTCGATGGTGAAAAAGGCTCCCACGATTTCGAGGCCCTCACAACAACCACTGGCTCTATCGTAAGCTCTCATTACACACAGCTTGCGACAAATTTATTATACATTAATGACAACGATGATCCGGGGACACCACAAGATAACCCAACTTGGAGAACCCTCAGTGATGGAACCAACCTTAAACGTCATAGCCCACAAGACGCCAAAAGTAACAATTCTTTTGTAAAAGGCGGAAAATCTTACGCTTTTAATGAAAAAGCGACTGCTATGCTTTTACCTATAAGTGATGGGGTGTATACACTATTGACTGGCTTCGGCTTTCGTTCACTTCCAGATGACTTTGGAAATTATTTTTTGCTCACAAATGGTCATATAGACTACGGCGGATATCAAACAAGTTTTGGAGATCACGTTATCCCAAACGGCTTTCCGGTGGATTTGACAACAGAATACAATTTTGTTGCCTTATTCAGTAATAAGTATGCCTTTTGTGGCATACAATTTTACAGCAGCAACGGCGCTGATCGAGACACACAGTATGAAATTAAGACGTGGGGAGTACAAGAGTTTGGTGGTTCAAGTCAAGGAGTAGACTTTTCAAATACTTTTACTCTAATGAAAAACATATCCATTAAATATGAGGGTTGTCACCCAGACTATTGCGATCAGGAACTTACATGAAAAAATTATCAATAGGAATAGCGCATCACAATGATTTTAGTGGCGCTTGGTTTACGATTCAGGACATAAGAAAAGAATTATTATTTAATAAAAGGAAAGATTTACTAGAAAAGATAGAGTTTGTTATTGTAGAAAACGACGCCGAATCAGACCATGCAGAAAGTTTAAAAAATTTTTCTATAAACAATCTAGCAAAAAACAAATCTTTGTCGTATAATATATGTAGGACCGAAGGAACTTCTTCTTCTAGGAACATGATTATTGATAACGCAAACGGCGAATTTGTGTTAGTTTTAGACTGTCATGTTTTACTTTGTCCTGTTTGGTTAACTGTAGAAAGATTGCTAGGTCACATAGAAAAAAATCCCGAGGATGATAATATTTACTGCGGCCCACTTATTGGCGATGACGGCGAATCTATCTACACACATTTTACAGACGAGTGGTCTGGAAGCAATTTTGGAAAATGGGCTTTGGCTTGGCAATGCGAGTGTAAAGACTACTACTTTGAGCTTACTAAAAATGAAGATATAAAGGACTTAGTTACAGGGGAGATTAAAGAAAGTTGCCCTAAGTGTGGCTTTAAATATTCACATGGTAGCAAATGCAAACCTTGTGGACACACCGAAACACCTCCTTTTGAAATTGCATCACAGGGGTTGGGTTGTTTCCTTGTCAGAAAAGAATCTTGGCTTGGATTTAATGAGCATCACAGAGGTTTTGGCGGCGAAGAGTTTTACATTCATGAAAAATACAGAAAATCTGGCAGAAAAGCAATGTGCTTACCGTTTCTAAAATGGATGCACAGGTTTGATAGACCTCAAGGAATAAAATATAAATTAGAAATAGAACACATAATTAGAAATTACATATTAGAATTCACGGAGTTAAATTTAGATTTGTCTCCATTACGCGAACATTTCGTTGAGGACAATGGATTTGACGAAATAGTGTATAATTCTTTTGTGAGAGAGGCTAATTATTTATATAATAGGAAATAAACATGGCACTTATTATAGCAGATAGAGTAAAAGAAACCACGATCACTGAGGGTACTGGAACAATTACCCTTAGTGGTCCTACGTTTGGTGGTTTCCAATCTTTCTCTAGTGCGATAGGTGAAGGAAATACAACCTATTACTGCATTCAAAACGAGAGTAACTTTGAAATCGGGGTTGGCACGTATTCATCCGGCACCCTTAGCAGAGACACTGTGATAGAAAGCTCCAATTCTGGCGCTAAGATATCTATTACCGGGGTTGCTGTTGTCTTTTGCGTTGTCCCATCTACTAAATTAATTTATAAAAACGAGAACGGTGATTTTGTTATCACCGGAGATATAAATGTAGATGACGTAAATGCTGATTTAGTTTCTGCAAACAGTGGTGATTTTGGCTCCATTCTTTCTAACGGCATTGAAAGCAGTGGTCTATTAACCCTGACAAGAGAAGATGCGGGTAGTTTTTTCCACGCATACGTTGACGACTCAAATGACAGAACTATCAGTTTACATTCTGACGCCGCCGTAGCCCCAACTTGGAAGCTCGGCCTAAAAAACTCTCCTTCTAGCGAAACAGACGCTCCAGCCTACGCTTATATTTACGGATCAGAAGGCTCTATTGGCCTTGTTGGAAACTCCGATAATCAAATAACTATATCTAATTCTTCTCCATTTATAGCCAAGCATCAGGGTGTTGATGTAATAACTGCTCACTATGTTACAGGTGTGCATTTACAATCAAATAGTAGCGCTTATCCCGCCCTTATTGTTAATGGTGGAGCGGCTTTGTCTGCCGATATTCAAAGGTGGAACAACAATGCGGGAACTACGCTTTCGGTTGTCGATAACGCCGGTAACTTTGGAATTAGAAACTCTAATCCGTCTTATCAGCTAGACGTTACTGGAACTGGTAACTTTAGTCAAAGCATTCGTTTTGGCGACGGCACTGTGCAATCAACAGCCTATGTAAACTCTAGCGGCGAGCTACAATCTCAAATTACAACCAACACTGCCGCTAGCGGATCTCTACAATCACAAATTACTTCTAATGCTGCTGTCAGTGGGGCATTACAACCTCAAATTACAACCAACGCTGCTGTCAGCGGTGTTTTGCAGTCTCAAATATCTGACATTGAATCTACCTCTGTTCTTAGTGGTGTTCTTCAGCCACAAATAACAGAAAATTCTCAAGTTGCCATATATGCCTCTGGTCACAACCTACAAAGTGTTACGGGTAATGGATCAACTACAACAAATGCCATAACCGTAAGCAATAATAATATTACAGCTAGTAGCGGATTATTTAATACGTTAGACATGACACCCCTAGCGGAAGCAAGCTACCCAGCACACCAAGAAGGTGTTGTATTTTACGATGTTGACAATCACACGCTTAGTTTATACAATGATGAAGCAGATGTAACTCTACAGCTTGGTCAAGAAGAGTTTTTAAGAGTTAGAAACAATACTGGCGCAACCATCACCAACGGAACTGCCGTATTAATTACTGGTTCTCACGGAAATGCTGCCCCAACAATATCTGGCGCAATCGCAACTTCAGAATCCGCATCGCAAATAGTTGGCCTAGCCACCCACGATATTGAAGACAGTTCTTTTGGTTATGTTACTACATATGGTATTGTTAGAAATGTAGACACGTCTCATTGCGCTGCTGGTGATGAGATATTTTTGTCTGCCACTGAAGTTGGTAGCGGTGTAAATGTATCACCAACAATTCCTAATTATAAAGTTACGATTGGTCATGTTATTAGAAGTCATGGCAGCAATGGCTCTATTCTTGTCCAAATTGGTAATGCAAAATTAGGTGGTGGCGATTTAAAGTCAGAAGCAGAATTAAATGTAAGTGGTGTTCCATTTGTTACCACTAAATCTGACACAACCGCTGGTGGTTCACAAACAGACCCGCTATTTATATTTGATAGCGGTAATCGTCAATTACAACTTGGTAGCGGTCTACAACTTCTAGACGGTGTTCCCACCAATACTACAAATGTTTTATACAATAATGCTGGCACACTAACTTTTAACGGTTCTGCTGTAGGCGGGTCGTCAACATCGGGTATAGTATTTGAAAAATCTGGAAGCAATGATGAATTTAGAATTGGCACAACGTTCATTGATGCTGATGGAACAGAGCAAGTTGTTAGGGCCACCGATTTTAACGGTGGATATTTAAGATTAGAAGTTGCTAGATTTAGCCCATCCGTTTCTGCAAATGGTCAATCAAGAAGCTGGGATCAACCAGTTACTCAGTGGTCGGTTACTGTGGATAACCCAACCGACTTCACAACTAATTATGTGAGCGGTGTTAAATCTCCGCTGACTGGAATTACTGGCAGCGTAACGTCTGATGTCACCCTTTACTCAACATCCGGCCCATCTGTGACTCCGGGTGGCGGCGTTGATTGGACTCAGACTTTTAGTACGGACGGCGATTCACCAATTTATTCATCTACCAATGACCTAACAGGTGGTTCTGCTAGCGCAACTGTTAGTTTCCTTGATAAGAATCAGGCAACAATATCAGAAACAGCAACAATTACTTTCAACTGGTCAACCGCTTCTAATTCTATAGCATTTGCTAATCTTAGCGGTAAAAATTTCTTAGAAAGATATACAACCACGACGTACAATCTGACCATTAACAATATATCTGATCTATCAAATACATCAACAGCTATAACAACAAACGCTGGAACCTTGACTAGCTCTACTGGTGACGGCACGATAACATTTACGACACCGATTCATAAAGATAATAATAGCGGAAGAACAATTACTGCGACCACAGATTTTACTAGACCTGCAACTGTCACTGGGACAGAATACACCTCTCAGGACGTTAATAGTGACAGTACTATAACAGCCACGTTTACATACCCAAGTTTCTATATATTTACATCAAGTACTTCCAACCCTCCTTCTAGGGCCGATATTGTAGACAGTTTTGATTTTGACTCGGCTAATGTAACTGAACTAAGCAATGAGTTGAAGGTTATAGATCAACAAATCAACAATCCAGACGGAGTTCCTAAATGCTGGTGGTTTGCTGTAAGATCTGCTGCTTCCCAGCCAACCACATTTAAAACTGGTAGCGATGCATCACTGCTTGTTGGCGTTACACCGACAGAAACCACGGTTGATTTAGAGCCAGATATCGCTCCCGTGGGTTATAATTCAGAAGAGTACAAGCTGTATGGTATAACTCTTAATCCCGGCAACACATACGTACAGATATCTTAGGAGACTGAAGGATGGCAAATTACGATGGATTATCGAGAAATGCTTGGCCGGGGACTTGGAGTACCAACGGCACGCATCCGATTGTCTTGGATACAGAGCAAAGAGGTGGTTTAAGATACGTATCTGGAAGCGGAACGGACATTCTTGTAAATATACCATCCGGTATGCTTCAAGACGGTATGTTGGCGTATGTAGCTAGCGGTTATCACGCTGATGTCTCTGCTGATAAATATTATAAATACTCTATCTTAGAAGGTGAATCTAGAAATAGTGATACAGGATTTTTACCAAATAATTCAGGAAACTGGAGTGAGTTTACAACCGGTGGTAGTTCTACTAGAACTTACAATAATATTACATCACATTTTAGCATGACGGGCGATTCTGACGTTGTTTTTCTTGACACAAGCTCGTCAATGATTAATGTGTATTTACCAACGGCTGTGGGCAAGGGCGGAAAAGAGTTGCTTTTTAAAATGAAGGCAGGATCTAATTCGGGAGTATTGGTGGCTAGTGGAAGCCAGACAATAGATGGAAATTCTGTTTTTGCAATGTATCATAGATATGGAAGCTATTCGCTTATCTCTGATGATTCAAATTGGTTTATAGTTTAGTGTATAATAAATAGTACGTACAACACACAATTTTAATGGAGATAGTATATGTCATACCAACCATACGATAGAAATGCCGCTGGCATTGTCTATTTCGGAACAAGTGTTTCCGATCAAGTTTATGAGTCTCTATCAACTTTCACTTTTGATGGAACCAACAAACTCTCATTGCCTGATGGTGGTTACATTGGCTCACAATCTCAAGATGACGCACTTCAAATAGCTTCTGACGGTGATTTAACAACCATCGCGGACTTGACTGTTGGCGGCAACTTGATTGTTAACGGTACTACAACGACCGTTAATTCTACAACCGTAACAATTGATGACCCTATTTTCACACTGGGTGGTGATACTGCTCCCGGAAGTGACGATAATAAAGATAGGGGTATCGAGTTTAGATACCACAATGGATCTACTGCAAAGTTGGGTTTCTTTGGTTTTGATGATAGTACGGGTAAGTTTACCTTTATTCCAGACGCTACCAACTCTTCAGAGGTTTTTTCTGGTACTGCGGGTACGATTGTTGCAAATCTTGAGGGCAACGTTACCGGAGATGTTACGGGCAATGCCTCTACTGCTACGGCTCTGGCTACAGGTAGAAACTTTAGTATAACTGGTGAAGTTACAGCTTCCGCTGTTAGTTTTGATGGAAGTGACGTAGTAGCCCTTGCTGCTTCTTTGGATGCAACTGCAATTACAGGTCAAACAGCAGAAACCTCTATAGCTGACGATGATCTCGTTTTGATCTACGATACGTCTAATACAGCCTTGAGAAAAATGACAAAGGCCAATTTTGTTGCTGGTCTTGCTGGAGGCGGTGGTGATATTACTTCTGTTGTTGCTGGTGATGGTTTGACTGGTGGTGCTAGTAGCGGGGCGGCTACCGTAAACGTCGTTGGTGGTGACGGTATTACCGCTAGTGCCGACGAGATAGAAGTTACTGTTGACGATAGCACGATTGAACTATCAGCTAGTGATGGATCAGGATCTGTTCGTATTAAAGATCTTGGTGTTTCTACCGCTAAACTTGCTGCCGATGCGGTTACGGGAGCAAAAATAGCAGATGAAGCAATTGATAGCGAGCATTACGTAGACGGATCTATTGATACAGCACATATAGGTGACGATCAAGTTACTTATGCAAAAATCCAGAATGTTAGTGCTACCAATAGAATTCTGGGTAGAGACAGCGCAGGAGCGGGTGTTATAGAAGAAATAAGCCCTGCAAGTCTTAGAACTATGATCAATGTGGAAGACGGTGCTACCGCAGACCAAACCAAGTCTGATATTGACGGTCTAGCAATTACTACTGTTGGTACATTGGACACTGGAGATGCTACAGCAATTGTATCCGCAGCTTCTACTACCGCTGCTGGTAAAGTCGAGTTAGCAACAACAGCCGAAACAACTACAGGTACTGATTCAACAAGGGCGGTTACACCAGACGGACTGAAAGATGGTTATCAAGGTTCTACCAACGTAACAACTCTTGGTACAATTTCTACTGGTACTTGGAATGGTACTGCTATAGCTCAGGCTTACATTGCTGGCGATGCGATCAATGGTTCTAAAATTGCTGATGATTCTATTGATAGCGAACACTATGTAGATGGTTCTATTGACACTGCTCATCTTGCTGCTGATGTTGTCACCGGAGCTAAGATAGCTGATAATGCTATTGATAGCGAACACTACACAGACGGTTCTATCGACACGGCCCATATTGCTGATGGTCAAATTACTAATGCAAAAATGGCTGACGATGCTATCGACAGTGCTGAGATTGCAGACGGTGCTGTTGACGAAGTTCACAGAACCAGAACTGTCGCCACGCCTTCGACTTCAGTTACACTTAGTAGCGATATTAATCTTTGTACCGGAACGATCACCGTCACGATGCCAACAGGCGCAGATGGAAAAATGGTTGTTGTTAAAAACGTAGGAACTGGAGTTGTTACTATTGCTGCTACTCCAAATATTGATGGATCTTCTGGGGATCATATCCTTTACCACCAAAATGAGGTTGCCACATTAGTCTATGGCAACAGTCAATGGAACATTATCTAAGAGGTAGACATGGACTCTATTGTACTACAAACAGGAAGCACTACAGTAACCGATGGTGACGTTATAGGTCGCGTGGGCTTTGCTGCATCATCGGAAACTGGGACCAATGCTAGGCTTGTTGTAGCTAAAATAGAGGCCGTAGCAGAAGAAGCTTTTGATGCCAGTAACAACGCCACTGAGATGGTTTTCTCTTTGGCGGCTGACGGCGCTGCTGCATCTAAGATGACTCTGACCTCTGCGGGTAATCTTAATATAGGTGGAGAACTCCAGACTACAAATATCGGTTATACCGATGGTGACAACTCTATGACTATCGCTGATGGCGGTAAGGTAACTTTTGCAGCAGGTTTTGCTGTAGGTTCCGACGCCGCTGGCGATATTCTTTATTACAATGGCACTAGCTATGTAAGACTTGGTATTGGTACTGATGGTCAGGTTTTGACTGTTAACGATGCTGCAAACGCACCACAATGGGAAGCTGCTGCCGGTGGCGGTGGCGGCGCTGTATCTGCTGTTGCAAATGGGGCAGACAACAGGGTGGCTACATTTAGTAGTAGCGATGCTCTTAATGGCGAAGCTAACTTAACATTTGATGGGTCAACCCTGACCCTTACTGGTCATCTCGCCGCTACAACCAAGAGCTTCTTGATTGACCACCCATCTAAAGCGGGAATGAAACTTCAGTATGCGTCTTTGGAAGGCCCAGAGAACGGAGTTTATGTGCGAGGAACTACGGATCAAGGATTTATTACTCTTCCAGATTATTGGAAAGATCTTGTTGACAACGATTCTATAACCGTTACACTAACTCCAGTAGGTCAATTCCAGCCGCTATTTGTAGAACAAAAAAACAACCGAGAAGTTCGTGTTGGCGGTGTTTGCGGGTACTATGATTATGTAGTATGGGGCGAACGTAAGGATGTTGAGAAGCTGGAGGTCGAGTGGTAATGGGAATTAGCTATAGTCCTAAAATAGCCACAGATGGTTTGGTTCTGTGCTTAGATGCGGCGAACGCTAGAAGTTATCCGGGTACGGGAACTACGTGGACCGATATATCCGCAGGTTTTTCTGATTCTATGGTTTCTCGTTCGACAGCAGATAATGGCACACTAACTAATGGTCCTACGTTTAGTAGTAATAATGGTGGGAGTATTGTTTTTGATGGCACTAACGATGTGGTTGATGTTGCTAGCCCTCCCTCTATAACTGGCGACTCTGCAACTCTCGCTTTATGGTGCAAGTCTGACGACTCTGCTAACTGGAGAAGTCCGGGCGGGTACGTCACAAGTGGATTTGATGATTATAGATTGACTTTTAGAAGGCTAAACACGAGCAATATTAGGGGTTACGCAAGGTACTCCACCGGTGGGATACAGCAAACTGCTTCTTACTCTATTAGCAATTCTGAGTTTCAAAGCTGGAATCACTACGTGGTTGTGGCAAGCGGGGGTGTTGTCTATCTCTATCTTAACGGCGTAATTGTATCTTCTGGCGGCAGCGGTTCTGGAGATTTAGATTTAGGCACTACATTTACTTTAGGATCACAGGATTCTCGGTCTACTGGTTCTTGGTGGAACGGTGATATTTCTAATGTTCAGGTTTATGATCGCGCACTATCCGCCGATGAAATCCTCCAGAATTACCTCGCAACAAAAGGGAGATACAAATAATGGCACATAGTTTTGATAATCGTCACTACGTAGTGATTTCAGCAGACGACGTATCTAATATAGATTTTAGTCAGGTTATGGAAACGTCTGCTGATACCTTGAGGTTCAGTGTAGACGGCACCCTGACCTTTGTTAAGTATGAGGGCGACATGCCTTCAAGTGTAACTTCCTGCCCCAGCAAGAGTCAAGAATATTCCCATGCGGAAATTCTGGCGATTCTGAATAATGAAGATCAGGTTTGGTGGGAGCCAATGGAGGAAATGCCGTAATGGGATTAACACATAGTCCTCGTATTGTTACAGACGGTTTAGTTCTGTGTTTAGATGCGGCTAACGCTAGAAGTTATCCGGGTACGGGGACTACGTGGACTGACTTGAAAGGAAGTGATAATGGAACGCTAACCAATGGCCCAACTTTTAGTAGTGATAATCGTGGGTCGATTGTTTTCGATGGAAGTAATGACTATGTAGAAATAGCAAACTCTTCGGGAGGCGAGTATAATTTTTCTAATATGTCTGTTGGGTGCTGGTTTAAAAGCTCTTCCACACAGACAACTACACCCCTTGCTAGTCAAATTAGCAATATTTTTGCTGGGGTAAACGGATGGCTCCTTTTAATTAGCGGCGGCGATCTGTTTTTTCGTCCTACATATAACGGTGATAGTGCGTCCACATCTCAAAACGTGAGGGATGGAAATTGGCATTACGCTATAGGGACTGCCGATGGAACAAATGCAAAAATATATGTCGATGGAGTTCTCAAAGATACTGCTTCAAATGGCAATACAAGTAACTCTACGTTTTCGGTATACGTAGGAGCTTTTGGTGTTATAGGGAGTTTATCTAACTATGCAGAAGCTAATATTGCTTCTACTCACATATACAACAAGGCGTTGGATGATTCAGAAGTTTTACAAAATTACCTTGCTACAAAGGGGAGGTATGCATAATGGGTGTTACATCTGGACCAAAAATTGAAGACGATGGATTAATCTATTGCATGGACCCAGCAAATCCCCGCAGTTTTTCTGGATCTGGTTCTGTTGCTGAAGACATCGTTAAAAAAATTGTTGGCAAATCAAAAAGAAGGGCTAGTAAACACGGAAACTCTGCATTTACTAGGTCGAGGGGGCGCGGTGTTTTTACTATGGATGGTAGCGATGACTATCTATCAATCCCCGACTCAGACGAACTTTCCGGTCTCTCTTCTTTTACCATCTGCGCTTGGGTTAAACCTACCAACAATAAGAATTTTTGGATAATAAGTAAAGGTATTGGTGGTTCTAGCGGAAACAGGGAGTTTGCACTAAAGTTAAATCATAGTGGATATCCAGAAGCTATAATAGTAGACGAGAGCGCTGATTCAACAGTTAATGCTACATCTCGCCGCCCAATCAATAACAACGAGTGGCACTACGTGGTTGCAACATGGAGTGGATCTCACCTAAAGGTCTACGTAAACGGAGGTTTATCTGGCCCTCCCACGCCTACCAGTTTGTCTATAGAAAACTTATCGTCAGACATTTATATTGGCCGTAGTTTTGGTTCTTCTACTTCAGACTTTGCCAATGGATACATTGGAACAATTCACATATATAACACCACACTATCTGACGAATCTATCAAAAACAATTACGTTAATGGTAGAGCCAGATTCCCTGCTAACACAAGAGGCGAAAGACCGAAACCTGTCTCAAATGCAGATAAATTAATATTTGATTGCGTCACTGATTCCAGCGACGGTTCTCCGAAAATATCCTTGGATTTATTTTCACACCTTATCCAAGATCAAGATGTAATATCCGATGCAATCTATGCTTATGATTTTACAAGAAAGAACACTAAAACTGGAGGGCCACATGAATTTATAATAGATTGGGGTGACGGCACCATCGAGAGAATTTCAAAACCCTCTGGTGATACATATTATCTAGTTGCAACCTATAGCTCAGTCAACACAAGGTACAATACTCCTGAAAGATTCATAACCCATGAATATTCCACAAGTGGGATATATACCATATCAATAGATGGTCAGATCCAAGATTTTAAACTGGGTGGTCTTAATTATCAAATGAGTACCACGGACTATGCAAAAAGGTCTCCGGGGGGTGTTGGTATTATACGTATTCACAACTGGGGTCCACTTGTAATATCTGATGAATATCAAATTTTTGGTGGACATAAACACATCAACAGCCCTTACGCGAACATCACTGGTGTCCCAGAGCATCCTGCTATCAATGGCGCAACTCTTGCCGTTCCAACCGACAGTTTTCCGAAAATAAGCGGTGGTGTATTTGAAATATTTGCACACACTGATTTCGATCAATCCATAGACCAATGGGACTGGACTCAGGTTGACAGATTAGATGGTTTGTTTTCTCTTTCTCGTTACTCGAAACCTTTTCTTTCGGACACTTCCCATGTTAAGTCGTTTAATGGAATGTATAAAGGTTGCACTGGTACTGGCATATATGTTTCTGGCATGGATGTTTCTAACATGGTTAGTGGCGTTGGAATGTTTGCTCAGTCAAATATAAATGTTTCTGGGCTTACCATACCGCCTAGCGCCGACACAAGCTGGCTTTTTGATAGCTGCACTGGTCGAAATCCATCTATTTCTGCTATGAATGTGTCTGGGGTTACAGACATGAAGGGTTGGTTCGCTGGTTACGGTGATTTTCAAGAAGATATTAGCGACTGGGATGTTTCTAATGTGACTGGAATACACGGAATGTTCTACGACTGCGGTTTTTCTGGAGATCTTTCCAGTTGGAATACAAGCAATTTTGTTGACATTTCCGATGCGTTTAAAAGCTGGTTCGGGCGTCGAGGCAGCGGAGGAGATTCGGTTAATCTTACTTTTAATATTTCCGGTTGGGATCTTTCAAAGGTTGAGGATATATCAAGATTATTTTATGCAAATTCTATTTACAGTCATAGTGCGGATTTTTTAGTGAGAAGCGGTGTTAAAAAAATTGGAAGCTTACTTGATAGTGATTACATATATTACAGAGCTAGTTACGGCTATCCTTGGTTTGGTAAATCAATGCCGGTTCATCTAGATAGCTGGGACACCTGTACTGTTGAAGATATGACTGGTTTATTCTATGGAGTTGACACTTCTTATTCTAGTCTTAGCGGTACTACTAATGGGCTGGTTGGACCCTCTGTAAAAAATATTTCTCGTATGTTTAGTCGGTTTTCTTGTACTAATTTGACCCATAATTTTGCTTCATGGGATGTATCTTCCGTGGAAAATATGAACAGTCTATTTGATAGTACGAATTCTAACGCAATAACTACTAGTGACTTTCATGGCATCTCAGGTTGGAATACAAGTTCTCTTCAAAATGCTACCAATATTTTCTATAATAGTACACAATTTAATAGTAATATTTCAAACTGGAATCTTTCTGGTGTTACTGTCGCAACGGGAGTGTTCGCCTTTTGTACGTCTTTCAATCAACCGCTTCCGACATTTCCAACAGGGGTGGATCTTCAGGGATTGTTAAGGGGCTGCACTTCTTTTAATCAAGACATGAGCCATCAAAGTTTTAACGGAGTGAATATGTATCTCATGCTTAACAATTGTAATAGCATGAGTGCTACTAACATCCACTCAATAAACCCTAGTGGTGGTATCAACAGATACTCTTGGATTCCAACAACCTATAACAGTATGCCACCTGATCTTTGGGTTACTGGTCAATATGACTTAGAAAGACTTTTCGCGGGTTGCAGTTCTTTTAATCAAAATATTTCTTCTTGGGATGTTAGTCACATTACCGATATGGGATACATGTTTCAGAATTGTAGCTCGTTCAACCAAGATTTATCTTCTTGGGATGTTTCTAGCTGCAAAAATTTTACTAGCATGTTTAGCTATTGTTCTGCTATAAATTTTAACATTGGTTCTTGGCAACCACCGGCATCATTGACGGGTATTGGTGGTATGTTAAGAAGCTGCAACGCCATGACAAACATAGACCTAGGAGATTGGGATGTTTCTAACTGCACTTCATTTGTCGATCTTTTTTCTGGATCGGCTTGGAATAATCACCCAAGATTAGCTGGCAACGGGTCTTGGTTAAGCGATTGGGATAACATGACGGCTCAGGTTACGAACTTCAGCTATATGTTTAATAACAATTGGTATAACACAAATCTAGCTGTTGAAAATTGGAATGTTGGCAGTGGCATTTACTTCTACAATATGTTTTATAATTCTCAATTTAATAATGATATTTCTAATTGGGACACTAGCTCTGCTACTACAATGAGTAGAATGTTTTACTACAACTGGAATTTTAATAGAGATATATCTTCTTGGGATGTGAGCAAAGTTCAAGATTTTAATAGTATGTTTTTTGGCACTAGAGTTTTTGATCAGGATTTAAGCGATTGGGACTTCAGTGGCTTGACGAACACTTGGGGCTTAACGGGGTTTAAGAAGCGGTACACCGGCTGGAGCGGTCAAAACTATGGAACTACCAATTATTCAAACCTATTAAACAAGTGGTATTTACAAGCATCTAGCGGTCAGATTCCAGAAGGAATGACAGGTGTGGAGGTTTACGGTTATTACAATAGTGGAGCAGCTTCTGCTCGTAATTCCCTTGTTAACGATTACGGATGGACAATTATAGATAGAGGTCAGGCATAATGAAACAAATAAAAAACCCACAAAATAAAACTTACTACTTTATTAAATCTCCCGTTGATAACACTCTTCAAGAAGGGTGGGTAGATTCCGAAATGGTCTTATCAACTCCAGATTACAATATTATTCACCAAAATGAAAATAGACTAAATGTTATTCCTAATATGGAAGCAGAGATTGGCCCACAGACGGCTTTTAATGATTTACTGACTTTAGACGAAGAAAATGGTGTATATTGTTGGGGGAGGGGTTTTTGTGAACATGAAACCTTCTTTATTTTTGCGGATCAGTCTGTAGCAGAACCTCTTTCGCGAGCGCTATATTCTGTTGTGAATCCGGGACAAGAGGGTATGTATGCTAGAGTTTACCACCACCCGAATGGTGAGGCAGAGTACAGTGTTATGGAATTCAGAGAGCAAGATGTGATTCCTATTTCTCTAGGTGCTGACGCCACGCCTATAGCAGAAGCGTTAGCAATTACAGTTGAAGAGGGCGCGCTCACCCAAGAAGAGGTTGACGGTATAGTTGGAGCAATTTCAACCTATGCTGGACAAGAAGTTAGATTAAAAGATTTTATCCCTGCTTCGTGGGCAGACAAACAGATAGATAAGCATATGGCTATGGATATGGGTTACAATGTCCAAAATTCGCCAACATATAACCCAAATAATTTACCGGAGTAAAAAATGGCACAAGATATTAAAATAACACCAGCAACCAACGACCCTCAAATATTGTTTCGTGGTAGTGGTACGACAGATACCGCCGTGGAACTAAACGTAATGTCTAGCTATCAAAGCGCGACAGGATCTGGAACCGCATTACTGTTTGAGGGTCAGGAGGGGCTGTTATTTGGTGTTACGGATAATCTCTCTAGTGGGACTATATTTTCTGTTTCAGATATTACGGGCCTTCCGTCTATAGTAGTAAACGCCAGCGGCGAAGTAAAATTAGCAGAATATGGAACTAATGTTACTATCTTCACTGGTCTTAAAACCCCTATAGAAAGTAATACAGACGGGGCAACTGTTACATTTGATTTAGATTCTTCTAGCACTCATACGGTAACTTTGGGCGGCAACAGAACGCTGGCGCTTTCAAATTCCGACGCGGGACAGAAGTTTATCATTAGATTGGTTCAAGACGGCACCGGCAGCAGGACCGTGACTTGGTTTAGTACAATCAAGTGGCCGGGAGGCGTAACCCCAACCCTCACCACTACTGCTAATAAAACAGATGTATTTGGATTTATTTGTACATCTGCTGGAA